AACCCATATCGGGTACTTCAAGGGTGGAGCTAGCTAAATCTAGCCCCCAGTCAAAAAGCTGGCAGTGGGTCACAGAGCGTAGGACTGTGGCCCACTGTCTTTTTTTGCTATTGTTTAGGTATGCCTACGAATAAAGAGAAACTAAACGGCGCTGTAAGCGTCTGGTCTAATAGCTATAACGCCCCTACTGGTTACGGTCAACAGGTCACAATGCTAGTTGACCGACTCAAGCAATCTGGACTTGATGTTGCCATGCTTTCTAACTACGGACTTGAAGGCATCCCTAGCACAATCAAAACCCCTCATGGTGAAATACCTCATTACCCCAGAGGCTTAGACCAATACTCAAACGACTCTGGGCCACAGGATCACAAGACCTTTATTGCTGACAAGAATAAGCCAAACCTTTTTATTAGCCTTTACGATGTCTGGGTGATGAAAGCTAAAGCTTACGATGACTTCCCAATCGCCGCTTGGACACCACTTGACCATGTGACTTTGCCACCAGGCGTAGAGAAGTTTCTAAAGAAAGAAAATGTCACGCCTATTGCAATGTCACCTCATGGTGTCAGACAGCTAACGGCTAAAGGCATTGAGTGTGAATACGCGCCTCACGCAATAGACACCAAGACTTACAAGCCAACTTACAAAATAGGCAAACACCCAATCAATGATTACATGGGCATCACGCCTGAAACCTTTGTTGTTGGAGTAGTGGCTGCTAACAAAGCATCAGGCCTAGTTCACCGCAAAGCCTATGGCGAGCTAATTCTTGCCTTTAGTATCTTTGCCAAAGATAAGCCTGACGCGGTGTTGTATCTTCACACTGACTCATTCGGTTTATCAGGTGGCTGGAACTTGCTAAACATCCTTGCATCGCTAGGAGTAAAAAAGGATCAAGTAATCTTTCCCAACCCACAGGACTATCGCTTTGGTCTAGCCAAGTCTGACCTTGCTGCTCTCTATACAAGGATGGATGTTTTACTAGCACCTAGCTTGGGTGAAGGCTTTGGCGTTCCTAGCGTTGAAGCTCAGGCTTGTGGCACTAGGGTAATTGGGTCAAACTGGGCAGCAACACCTGACCTAATCAGCGATGACTCTTGGCTAACAGATGGACAGCTAACTTGGGATGCCGGTCAAGACGCTTGGTGGATGACACCCAATGTGGGTAGCTTGGTAAATGCCTTAGAGGAATCTTACAAAGCTGATCGTGGGACATCTCAGGTTGCTATTGACTTTGCTAGCCAGTTTGATGTCGAAAAGGTTTGGTCAGACAACTGGGTTCCAATCTTGACAAAGCTACTAAAATAGACCTAAACTGACTTTGCACCAAGTCGAGCTGCTACTAGGGAAACCCAGCCGCTTGGAGTGAGTCGGTAAGAGTAGAAAGGCCGACAACACATGATTCCAGTATTAGCTTTCCCAACTTACGCAAGGCACGATTTAGCTCAGCGAATGATTGACTCGATTGACTATCCAGTCGAGCATTTAGTGATTGTTGACAACTCTGGCAAGCAAGAGTTCAAGCCTGTAAAGCCAGATACTGTAAAGAACCTTTGGCTAATCCCTGTGCCTTTTGGTGTTGGGCCAGTAGCAGCAATGAACTTTGTAACCAAGGCAACCCCACACGCTAAGTATTGGGTCTTTGCTAGTGAGGATACTTGGTGTGAGCCTGGTGCTTTAGAAAAGATAGCTAATGAGGTTGACACCGAGGCTTTGAACTTTACTGGTGCTGTTCCTGACTGGGCTTTTGTCGCTATCGGTGAGGGTGTAGTCCTAAAGGCTGGACTAGCAAGCGAGCTATTTCACCCTCTTTATTTTGATGACAATGACTATGAGCGAATCATTGACGCACATGGGATACCCAAAAAGCGCATCCATGCCACAATTCACCACAACAACAGCTCGACTATTGCTGCTGGCTATGGCCCTAAGAACGCTCGTACCTTTTCAATCAACCAAAGACTTTACGAGGAAAGACGAGCTGAGAATAACCTCAATGGTGGCGAGTGGTCGCTAAAGATAAGGCGAGAGAACTCTTGGGACTAACCTTATTAGTATCCTTTTGATTCAGTAGAATAGAGAACATTATGGCAATTACAAATGGCTACGCCACACTCGCAGAAGTCAAAGCCTCACTTCGCATTACAGACAACATTGATGACAGTCTGTTAGAAACAGCTATTGAATCTGCATCTCGCATGATTGACGGCTACACAGCTCGAACCTTCTCAAACGCTGGAACTGCCACTAGAAACTTTGCCGCTACCGATGCAATCAACCTAATTATTGACGATGCCATCTCGGTTTCCGTAGTGTCCTCTACCGATGAAGTCGGGGATACCTATGTTGTTTGGGAAGCTAACGACTTTCAGCTTGAGCCACTAAACAGTCGCTCAGATGGTCTTTACATGCCATACACAGGCATTAGGGCTGTCAACACTTACACTTGGCCTGTTGTTGACCAGCAAGCCCTTTGTCGTATTACCGGTGTCTGGGGTTGGCCTTCAGTTCCAATCGCAATCAAACAGGCAACCATCATTCAGTCATCAAGACTTTACAAAAGACTAGACAGCCCACTAGGTGTCGCAGGATTTGGTGACATGGGAGCAATCCGAGTTGGTCGCTACCTTGACCCAGATGTTGAACAGCTTGCTATGCCATTCAAGATTATGAGGAATTTCGGCTAATGAGCATCAGCCAAATTAGGACTGCTCTAGCTACAAACCTTGCAACCATTCCAGGGCTACGCACAGCCGCCGAGGTTCCTGATCTACCTAACCCACCTATCGCCATTGTTGCGCTAAACAATGTGAGCTATGACCGAGCCTTTGCTCAGGGAATGACTAGCTACACATTTGTCATCACAGCAATAGTTGGAAGGGCTGCCGAAAGAGAGGCACAGCGCAAGCTTGACGCCTACATCTCGCCAGGGGCAAACAGTGTCAAAAATGCTATAGAATCAGATAGTACTCTTGGTGGATATGCCTACGACTGCCGAGTAGTGTCTATGGACTCTGTTGGTTCATTGACAATAAGCGACACCACATACCTGGCTGCCGACTTCACAGTCACAGTCATAGCAAACTAGGAGAAATAAATTGGCAAAATTTTATGCACAAGACTACAAGGTCACTATTGGCACTGCTGTACTAAGCAGCTCAATCGCCTCTGTAACTCTTGACATTACTACCGATGAAGTTGAAACAACTGCATTTGGTAGCTCATACCGCACACGCATTGGTGGACTAAAGGATGCATCTGTATCCCTAGACTTCCACCAAGACTTTGGAGCCGGAGCAGTTGACGCTCTACTATTCCCACTTATGGGCGAAACAGTAGCAGTCAAGATTGCACCTACCTCTGGAACTGTAACTGCAACCAACCCTGAGTACCGCTTTAACGCGCTAGTCACTCAGTACCAGCCATTCGCAGGAGCTGTTGGCGATCTAGCCACACTATCTGTAACTTGGCCGGTATCCGGTGAAGTTGTGCGCGGAACCGCTCCATCAGCGTAATCTGCTAAGCTAACCCCATGAAAATAATCCTACAAATCGAGTTCAGCAACAAGCCTGGTGAAACTAAAGAGGTCACCTGTCTAGCGTCTGATATGGTCAAGTTCGAGTCACACTTCAACTTGTCTATTGCAAACCTAGAAAAAGACCTCAAGATTACTCACCTCTTGTTTCTAGCTTGGGCAAGCGAAACACGCACAAAGTCAACAGCCAAACCTTTTGAGGAGTGGGTGGATGAGGTAGTTACCATTTCTGCCGCAGACGACCCAAAAGCATCAAAGGGCTAGGCGACCAATCTGCACATTGGTACATCGCTTCACTAGCAGTTGAGTCGGGCATCAGTCCACTTGAGCTTATGAAGTTAGACGAACGAATGTTGTGGACTATAAGCCGGTATCTAATTTCTAGGAACCAAAGCCAATCTCCAAAAAGATAAGCCCCCGAAAGGGGGTTTTTCTTTTGGGTAGAATTATTAGAGTTACCCAATCTAGGAGTCATTGTTGGTTGCCGCAATACAGCAGATAAGAATACAAGGGATCAAAGAAACCTTGGAGCTTCTTGATGCTGTCCAACCAGGTGCAATCAAGGAACTTAGAAAAGACATTAGGCGTATTGCTCAGCCAGTAGTGTCTGCTATCAAGTCCAATGTTCCAACCACCTCACCATTGAGAGGTATGAATCACTATGGTCGCACTAGGTTTGCTGGGGCCAAAGTAAGCGCTGAACTCTTGCTACGAGGCTGGGGAAACAGCGACACAATCCCCCTTGCCAGACTTGCAGTTGTATCACCAAAGGATGCTGCTGGTCTTGAAATCGCTGACATGGCTGGTAGAAAGACAATGATGAATGGCCCTGCCTTGAAGTACGAATACAAGGGTAGGGGTCGTATTGGTGGCTCAGGTCGTCAAAGACCAACAAAATCAAGATCAGTAGTACGCCGAGGAAACACAGCGGCATTTAGCTACCGAATCAATGGTCAAGGTAAGGGCATGACCGACAATCTAGGTGGCATACCTTCTCGCTATGTTTACCCCGCTTTAGCTCAACGAGAAGATACATTGGCTGCCGATATGCTCAAGACCATCGAAGGCTACACCGAGAGAATCAACCAAAAAATTAGGATTATGTAATGGCAATTAAGATTCCGATTCTCACCAGCTTTGACCCTAAAGGTCTAAAGCAAGCTAACGCTGCTTTTGCTAACCTGCAAACCTCTATTGGTTCTCTAGGTAGAAACTTTGCAGTTGTTGGCGCTGGCATAGCAGGTGCTACTGCCCTTCTTGGTAATGCTGTAATGTCGGCCTCTAGCTTTGAGGCTGAGTTTGAGGGTGTCAATCAGGTATTCAAAGACGCTGCTGGTTCAGTGCAAGCTTTTGCTGAGGCTGCCGCCCAAACTGCCGGTCTAAGCGCAACAGAGGCCCTAAGAGCATCCAAGACATTTGGTTTGTTTGCTACCAGTGTAGGACTTGGCACCGCTGAGGCCGCTACATTCTCAACAAGCTTGGTACAGCTTGCAGGTGACCTTGGATCATTCAATGACCTACCTACGGCCGATGCCCTAGCTGCTATCCAATCTGGACTTCAAGGCCAAGCCGAGCCTCTTACAAAATACGGTGTTTTCTTAACCGACCTTAGCCTAAAGCAAGCTCTATTCAATGCCACAGGTGAAGAAGTAACTGGCACTCTTACAGCTCAACAAAAAATGGTGGCCGCCTATTCTCAGATTTTTGCAGACACCACAGTTCAACAGGGTGACTTTGTAAAGTATCAAGCGACACTTGGTAACCAACTAAAAGAAGTAGGGGCAGACTTCCAGAACCTAACAAGGGATATTGGCATGATGCTTATCCCAGTGATTACTGAGGCAATGCCTGTAATCAAGGCGATGGCAACAGAGATTGGTGAAAAGCTAAAGGCAGCCATTGGCTCTATTGACTGGAAATCTTTGATTACTTCAGTAGTTGACCTTACTGTCTTTTTAGTTCAAAACGCCGAAACCATTGCCAAGGTCGTAGCAGCTGTCTTTATTCTTAACACAGCTTTCAAGCTCATGGCGGTAGCTTCTGGCATAGCTAAAACAGCTATTGCATTGCAAACTTGGTTTACTGCCCAACTAGCAGCAGGTATGACACTTGCCACTATTGCAAGCACTTTGCTAAGTGCTGCCATGAGATTGATTCCTTTTGTTGCTGTCGCCACCGCTATTGGTTTTGTAGTGGTCGGCATTATGCAAATGGGTGATGAAAGCAGAAAAGCTACGCCTTATGTTGACAACTATGGTGGAGCAATCCGCAAGTCTGGTGATGATGCTTTATGGGCTGCCGAGCGTTACGGCATAGCAACTGACGCTGCAAACAGGTTCTCTAGTGCTGTCGGTAAACCTTACACTGGGCCAGCCAGAATCACCCAAGCTGAAATAGATGCAAGATTACTTGGTAGGGCAATAGAAAAAGGCAGAGCGCCAGCACCATTTGTCATGCCAGACTTTTCTAAATTGTTGGGATCTGCTACTTCTGGTCCTAGTTTTTCTCTTCCTGCACTTGACACATCGGGATTGGAAGAACAACAAAAAGACCTTCTTGATGGACTAAATAGCCTGAACGATGCGCAAGCTCAGGCAGCAAATAATGAGCAAGAGATACTTGACAAAAGAAAGTCAGCTTTTGAGTCCTTTACAGATTCAGTAAAGTCTTTATTTAGTCAAATCAAAGACAGCATACTTTCAAGCTTCAACCTGCCTACCCTTGGCAACTCAGTCAACAGCATCACTAGAAACATCTCCAAGCTACTAGAGCGCACTAAAGGCTTTGCTCGAAGCATCTCACAGCTTTCAGGTATGGGCCTAAACTCGGCACTACTTCAGCAGGTAATCCAAGCTGGACCAATGGCAGGTAGCCAACTAGCCTCAGCCCTTGTTGGTGGCGGTGCTGGCTTTATTGGTCAAATCAACAAAGCCTATGGTGAGTTTGGTGACCTAGCAGGTGGCATAGCTGGCACAGGAACTAGCGCAGCCTTTAGTGGTCAGCAGACTGTCAACAATTACAGCATCGAGGTTACTGGTGGACTAGCAACAGGATCAGATGTTGGTCGAGCAGTAGTAAACGCCATTAGAGATTTTGAGCGTCAGTCCGGTTCAGCGTGGAGAGCCTAATTGTCAATCAAAGTAGAGTTCGGATTTGCGCCTCAGAATGAGCCTGTGCAGTTCAACGACATTAGCGCAGATGTTGTCGCTATTGCTGTCAACCGAGGTAAGGACCCACAGCAGGACACCTTCAACGCTGCCTCTTGCTCGGTTCAGCTAAACAACGAAACAAGAAACTATGACCCTGATTATGGACCTAGCCCTTACCAGGGGCTGATAGTTCCAACTGGTCAAGTAAGAATCTACTCAAATGAGCAGATAGTCTTTACTGGCTTTATTACTGATTGGAACTTTAGCTACTCACCAACCGGTGAATCCATAGCCGAACTTGTTGCCTCTGATGCTTTTTGGAACCTAAACAGCCAGACCCTTACCGACTTTGCCCCTAATGAGCAACTGAGTAGCGAGCGCATACTTGATGTCTTGATTCGACCAGAGGTGGGTGGCACTGCAACTTGGCCCGCATCCCTAAGAAAAATCTCCCCAGGTGTTGCCACAATGGGTGATTACACAGTTTCCGATGGAACCAATGCCCTTAGTTACTTGCAAGAAGTTGAAAAGGCAGAGCCTGGCAGATTGTTTATTGACAAGTTAGGTCGTTTAGTATTCCGAAGCCGGAACAACGACTTGTCAAACCCTAGCTTTGAGTACTACCGAAGCAATCTATCGCCGAACCCATCCTTTGAAAACAATGTAAGAAGCTGGGAAGCTACATCTGGCACAATCACTAAATCAACGGCTACGGCCTACATTGGAACAGCCAGTGGCAGCCTAACCTCTGAAGGTGTTGTTGAGCAGTATTTTGAAAGTAGTGCAGGTGATAACTACACAGCTTCAATTTACGCTAAGGCAAGTGCTGGCACAGTCCCTGTTACCATTGCAGGGTTGGTTTCCTTCGATGGTCTAAGTTACACCGAGTCAAACCCTGTAACTGGCCAGATTGATAGCACAGACTGGACACGCATAAACACTAGCTTTGTTGGCGAAAGTCCTTTCTCTGGAATTAGAATTGGTGGATCAACTGCTGCTATCTTCCTTGATGCCTTGTTGATTGAGCAGACACCTGTTGTTGACGCTTACTTTGACGGAAACAATGACCCTGTTTACAACACATCAGACCCAGATGCACCTGATTACCAACCAGAAAGAGCCTTTGAAACTTATGAAACAGAATGGGTGATTGAATAATGTCTTTTGCAGAAACTGGAAGCGATGATCCTGTCGAGTTCTACGCAGAAATAAACACACAAAAGGTTGCTGAGCTAATAACCTTTCCAGCTATTGAGGGTAGAGATGCACCTGGTAAAACCGGTGCTGCTGCTAGACCCGCCCTTGTTAGAGAAGTTGGCTTGTTTATTTACCCAACCAACTCCCCACCTGCCTGATAGTAATAAGGAAGTGAACTAATGCCAAGCGCAGTAACCAATGATAGTAATGCTCGCGCCATACTTACTGTCAACGCCAGTGGTGTAGTAGGCGGCGTTAACTGGTCTGCCTCTGTTCTAGATAACAACCCTAGCTTTGGTGGTTTTGGTGACTCTGGTGCAAACCTAACAATCACAATGGGTGGCATTACTGTACTCAGTGAAGTCAATAAGAGTTATGACTTTGGTGCTAATACTCCACCTAAGTACTTTCCAAGGTCTTATACGACAACCTTTCAATCTCTTTCTCCTGGTACATATGTTGCCACTGGAACCTTCTCAACTACCGGTCTAGTTGGAACTGCCTCTCTTTCTTTTAACTTCACAGTTCCTTCGCCACCACCCCCACCGAATCCTGTTTGGTCAACTGGCACACTACTACCAACAGCTACACGATCAAGCGCATATTCAACGACTGTAAGCGCAAGTCCTGTCACAAGTTATAGCCTTGTCAGTTCAAGCGGCGCAACTGGTGGGCTGTCTTTCTCTGGTAGCACAATCTCAGGAACTCCTACAACTGCCGGTACAGCCACCTTCACCATCAGGGCCGATAACAGCGGTTACTCAACTGACCGAACATTTACAATTCCAGTCAACCCAACTGCCGATACTGCTCGTGTTGTGCGATTGGGTATGTGGAGTTCTACTGGAACTGGCTTTACAAGTAGCACTGACTACACCCTGCCAACTTCAGGCAGCAATCTAAAACAAGTAGAGATTACTCCTAGACCTGTATTTTCAGGTAGCCAGTATTGGGTTGGTTTTTCTATTGTCAGCCCAACCTTCTTTTCACCCGCTGATTCTGGTGTTGGCTGGGGTCTGACCTCTGGTGCTAACACAAGCAGAGGCGATACAACACCACTTGCAACATCTAGCAACTTTACAAATCAAGCTACTGCTGGCTTGGGTGGACTTGCTTACAGGCTTTACTACGATGTCTTGCCTACTCAGCCACTCAATCTGGCTGGTGTTATTAGTGGTGCAGAAGATACAAATGTCACTCTGACTTGGGATGAGGTTAGCTCTGATGGTGGTCAGGCTGTTAGTGGATACCGAATTCAGCAATCGCAAGACAATGTAAGTTGGACAACTCTTGTTTCCGACTCAGCCTCAACAACTAGAGGCTATACCACTACAAAGCTAACACCAGGTATTAGGTATTACTTTAGGGTTGCTGCTATCAACGCTGTGGCTATCGCTCATGGAACCGATTACTCTGGACCCTATTCAGCGGTTGCTAACATTCTTATCCCTGGTGCTAGCGCAGGTAACGCTCAGTCTTTCTTGACGGCAACAGTAGCTAACCCGAACCCTGAAGCTGTAAACTTTACAGACTTTGGACTTGGCATTAGGTTTACTCAGATTGATGTCCAGTATGGCTCTGAGTTCCTTTACACCGAGATAGAGGCAAGCACTCAAGATGCCTTTGCTGAAATGCAGGTTATTGACGCGCCTCTGTCAAAAGCCCTCTATGGCGTTAGAAGCTACTCAATTACAAACTTATTGAACTCAACAGATGCTGGCGCTCTTGAGGTTGCCAAAGACTATCTGACTTACTACTACCAGCCAGAGCTACGAGTCCAGTCCATCACTGTTGATCTAAGCAACCTTACAATCGAGCAAAAACTACAAGTGCTTGGGCTAGAGATTGACTCTTTGATTTCTGTCAGCTTTACCCCTAACGGCGTGGGTGACCCAAAGATAGCGTCAGGGCTAGTCACAGGTATTTCCCATAGGATTACGCTTACCAGCCATGAAGTAGAATTAAGACTCAGGAACGAACGAAACTTGTTCACTCTAGACAGCGACAGCAAGGGTATCCTAGATGTCAACACGCTAGGCCCATAGAAGGAAACCATGCCGAGAAAAGTATTTGCGAGCTTTACAAGACTCGATGCCTCAGATGTAAACACCTATCTAATGGACCAGTCTGTTCAGACTTTCGCTGGCACAGCCGCTAGAGGCTCGGCCATTGGGACTGCCTCTGAGGGTATGGTGACTTACCTAAATGACTCTAATTCTGTGCAGGTTTATGACTCAGCTAACTGGAACACATTAGCTTACGAGCCAACCCTTACTACCTCAACTGCTGTTTCTTACACAGTAGCTAGTACAGACAGCTACAAGACCTTACGCTTTACAGCAGGTTCAGCGGTTACTGTTTCCTTTGGAACTGCCACAGCCTTTGACATTGGTGATCGTGTTGACATTCTTTGGGATGGGGCTGGCACTGTCACTGTCAACAGGGCTTCAACAGCGGTATCCCTAGCTGGTCGAGGCACAGCAGGAACGGCTTACACACTTGGTCAGCGTTATGACGCTGTATCTGTACTTTGCGTTGATACCAATTCCTACCGAGTTATCGGTAACGCTACGGCGGTCTAGTTATGTTGATTCCTTTTGGGATTCTTTCGGCAGCAGCAGGATCAGCTTTTCAGACCCTAGTAGTTAACTTTTTGGTTCTCGCTGGTGGCGGTGGTGGTTCTGAAGGTGGTGGTGGTTCTGGTGGTTACCGATTATCTATAACAGGTGAATCATCTGGTGCTAATTCCGCTGCTGAAACTCCCCTATCTCTCAAAACTTCTACAAGTTATGTCGTTACTGTCGGCGCTGGTGGAGCGGTTGGAGCAAACCAAGGCACATCGGGTTCTAATTCTGTTGTTGACTCTATTACCTCGTTGGGTGGTGGTGGTGGTGGAGCTGGTGGCAATACCACATATGGCACAGGACTAACAGGTGGAGCTGGTGGTGGTGGTGGTAACAACACTGGTGGTGGTGGTGCTTCTGGTGGCTCTGGAACTGCGTTACAAGGTTTAGCTGGTGGTGCTGGAGCTTATGTTTTTAGCGTAACTCAGTCTGGTGGTGGCGGTGGTGGGGCTGGTGGCAATGGTGGTAACAGCTCAGGTTCAACCCCTGGTGCTGCTGGAACAGGTTTATCGTCATCTATAACTGGCTCAAGCGTGACGCGAGCAGTTGGTGGTGCTGGTGGTGGTGACACAGCGACTTTGAGAACTGACCCTGCTGCCAACACAGGGTCTGGTGGCTACGCGCGGTATTTCCGTTCCCCAACTTCATACAGTCCCGTAGCAGGTGCTTCTGGTCTAGTAGTCCTTCAATACCCAAGCACTTTCGCTATTACCCTTGGAGCTGGATTGACTGGCTCAACTTCTTTGATTGGATCTAATGAAGTAGCTACTATTACTGGTGGTACTGGGAATGTGACTTGGGCAGCGGTCAACAGGATCATTGTCGAATACCTTGCTGTGGCTGGTGGTGGTGGTGCTGGTTCTGGTTCTGGTGGTGGTGGTGGAGCTGGTGGTTATCTAGCCAGTACTCAAACAATTACTCCTGGGACTAATTACACAGTTACAGTCGGTGCTGGTGGTGTTGGTATGGGAAGCTATCCTGCTGGGGGTTATTCGATACCTGCCAATGGTTCCAACTCTGTATTTGCTTCAATTACTGCTACTGGTGGTGGTTACGCTGGTGGACAAGACTATGTAGGTCAGCTTGGTGGTTCTGGTGGTGGTGGTGGTGGTGGTACAAACGCAGGTTCAACCCCTGCTGGTGCTGGTACATCAGGTCAGGGTAATGCCGGTGCTGCTGGTATTCAGAACAACCGAGGTGGCGGTGGTGGTGGTTCAACTGCTGCTGGAAGCGTTCTTACTGGTGGTAACGGAACAAGCAACTCCATAACTGGTACTGCTGTTACTTATGCTGGCGGTGGTGGTGCTGGTGGTTATTCAACTTCAGGCAACGGCGGTACTGGCGGTGGCGGTAATGGAACAGCAGGAATTAGCACTCGCGGTGGAGATGGAACTGTCAATACTGGTGGCGGTGGTGGCGGTGGCGGTGGTGAGGGCGCTCCAAACTTCCGTAC